CACATATGCTTTTCCCGGACTCATGGCAAGTCCGACGCTATTACTTAAAATTTTATGCGTTTCAAAATAATTAGATGGAGCAGCGTATAACATATCATCACCATTCACAAGAACATGGCGAAGTCGCTCTTTATCTGACCAGCTCTCTTGAAATGCTTGTGTATTCCGAAGATATACACCAAGATTCGCTAGACATAAAATGGGAAAGGACAAAATTGAACCCATTAATTGACCATTATTTTGAAGTCCACGATACTCGCTCCCCCCATCAATGGGGTAGAAGAGCTTATGAGGTCCCAAAACTGCCATAGCAATTCTGCGCTCAGCGGAAGGCAAACCAGAGATTAGATATCCTAAAATCTGCTTAGTGTATTTCCACGAGAGACCATCTGTCGCAGCGGAATAATCGATAGAGAGCCATTTAAAATAGCTCTTACTTTTCTCTGCGAGATCGTAAAGCATTGTAGCCGAAAAAGGCATTCCGATAAGGCGGAAACACTCCATTTTTCGCATTGAATCATGCATAGCCTGTTGAACAGTATGCATAAGATAGTAAGGTAAAGCAGGTCCTTTTGAAATTACTCGTACCTTGAGAGGCTCTATAACTGCTTGAATGCAACAGCTAAGATTGGGATTATTAACAATTACAAGTTCACAATTTGTTAAAGATCGATTTATATCCATCGTCTTCCCATGACTATTATAGCATCTATTTTCATAAACGACATTATACTGCTTAATTGAACCATAATAACCACAAGGAACAAACCCCATAGTAATTAACTCTGTATCAAAAGCGTCGGTTATATAATCATAGTTCTGATAGTTCCGAATAAAACCATATTGACCATTCTCTGAACGTTTATGTGAAAAACATGCAGATGTCGAGGGAGCTAAACTGAACTGTTTAGCTTCATAGTTATTGGTTATATCGCTCCTTATTCTCCTCAAAACATGTTGAAAAGTAGTATCTCTAAAGATACTATCCATAGTAGGAACATCCCCGTTATCGTTGGCAGTCAAACGAGACAAATGCTCTTTATATGTTTCATTAACATGATCTTCGGAGCATGGTAGACAAGCCCTCTTTGCTTGGAACCAGCTATAGAAAAGATGTGTATTTTTTGAACAGAATATCATCAATCTTTTCCTAAACCACCTATTAAAACCACCGACACGCCAAGTAAATGGTATGTCAGCTTTTTTTGGTAGTTCAGATTGTCTTAAATACTTTGCTAAAGGATAGGCTAAAACGAATTTAACCCGTTTAACCCAAACGTCCTCAGCTGGAGAAGTATCAAGATGATCGTGTAGTTGAGCTACACAGTCTGCGATTAGTATCTG